GAGTGGGCTATTGTAGCACCGAATGCAGTATCCCCTGCTAAAAACAAAGTATTTTGGAATACGTCTACCAAAGAAGGTGCGTTAATACACTGCGGTCCACCACCTGTATTTGTACCGCCAGCGGTAAACCCACCAGAGTTAGTAGACTTTAGTTCTTCCCAATTAGTACCATCAAAAACAATGGCTGGATTTACACCGTCTACAAATACAATCTTGTTACCTGCGCCAAAGTTAAAAGACACATGACGTAACTTACTAACTGTACGTCCGTTAAGTGTCATTGGCCTAGTAACTGAGTAATCTAGAGTATACTTACGCCACCCAATATATGGAGTGTAGTGGTAAAAACTGTAGTTACTTCCACCTGCGTCTTTCCGTGCAGCAATAATCTTAGTGGTATTCGTTACATCGTCTTTGAATATGGCAAGACCAAGTACTTTACCCTGACCTGTTGTCTGACCTGCTACAGTTACCTCACCGTAGTCGCTGTCATATTCATCATACCCCTCAATACGCCTATAGCCCCCGAAGAGGCTAGGTTCATAGTTAACTAATCTTGTTGCAGCACCGGGGGCATTATCCGATAAGTCTAAGTGATTTTCGTTACTGTTTAGACCGCCGCTACTGATTAGTTTATAAGACGTAATCTTATCAGGCATTAATATCTAATCCGCGTGTCTCGTACATATACTTCATTGTTTATGTAGAGCGTCTGAAGGTCTTTGATACCCTTCTCAAAGGCTAAGAAAGCGCCTTGGGCTGCTTCTAAGTTATCCTTGAACATGTACATATGATAGATTGCACCATCAATCAGTATTGTATCAAAGCTTTCAGGTATTCTGGTAACATCCGTTGCATTCGTAATGTCAGAGTAATTCATAAAGTAGCGGAACTTAATAGTATATGCTTTATCCGGTGAGGGCGTTATCCCGTACCCATTACCATGTCCCGCAAATACAAATTCAGGGATACCCCTGCCTAAGTTACCTGCCGAATAATCATCATCACGATGTCGGGAGTACCATTCGTCTGTGTCTATAACCTTAAGAGTTTTAAACCCTGTGCTTAGACTATCATTCTTTTGTATTTGAAAGCTGTTCCAATCAACAACTTTAAAGTACTGGGGCCAAGTATATTCTGTCTGACCTGCTACTAAGGTATCGGTTTCTTCAGCCGCGTTAAAAGGCCAACCAAATTCAGCTTGGTTTATTTTTGCAACCGCTGCTTTAACAGCGTCCTTAACAAGTGCCTGAACGCCACGAACCGACCCGAAGTCGGCTTCAGCAATCTCAACTTCATTAAGACGCCGTAGTGTTTGATTACACAAATCAATGTAGCTTGTTGGCATTACAGTACCTTAATAAAGTGCATTACTTTTAGAAAAAAGTAAGGGGCCAGCGCTTGACCAGCCCCTACTATAGCTTTATGCTAGGTTGTAGTTCGCAGTGAACAGAGCTTCAGGGCGAAGAATCTTGCGCCCATATAATTGCATCCCGCGCACAACATCCGCGAAGGTTGTTTGACTACGGAAAGTTTCTGTTTTAGCGATCTGTTCCGCAGTAGCAACCGCAGACGCATGACCAGCAACCAACACACCGAAGTTAGTCTCGGAGCCAGTTGAAAGTGCTACACCAGCGCCTGTACCTTCGTATGGAAGATTGTTAGACTTGTAGATGGAGAAACCACGGATAGTTCCGGGCAACTTACCATTACGCATCTCATCACCGCCACCGAAGTCAGAATTGATGAGCTTACTTGACTCATCCATCAATACTTCTGCAAACACTGGATCAACTACAAGCCACCGTCCATCTGTGTCCACATTAGCAACGTCCATCTGACGGGCAATGCGGTTCATGATAGCCAATGGTGATGTAATACCACCAGCACCGCCACCTGCGGCGATTGGAATAGATGTTACTTCTCCAGCATTACCCAAGTCTGCGCCACCGAAATCAGTGATATCCAACTTGTTTGCTGCCAAAAGTTCATCGTTACCAGCGTTAGAGTCAGCCTTAGTGCCGTTGATATCGCCAGATGCTGAACGCCGCGCCCAGTTAGAAGGGGTCTTCCAACCTGATAGGTAGCCAAGTACTTCTGCGTCGAAGCTATCACGAAGTTTGTAACCCGCACGATCCGATGCCAAATCTTGGAACGAAATATGTGAGTGAGCTTCTTCGATATCATCGATGGCGAACTGGAAGTAGTTTGCTTGATCTACTACCATAGTGAAATCGGCATCTGTCAAATCTTGTGTTGCAAGAGCCGTACCACGTTCATAGTTCGTAATGGTGATGTCCGGTTCTTTAATGATTTTAACAGAGTCACCGAAGTTGGCGATTTCGCCACTATAGTCGGTGTTAGTAACCGCGTCAACTACTGATGCCTTGCGAAACGCCTTTTGAACTTTTTTGGAATAGATAACTGGCGAGAAGTTACCTGAGTTCAGGTTTGTATAACCTGATGCCTTTGGGAATGCCATTTGTTGTCTCCTTGAATGAAATGGCTATGTATACACTTCTATAAATAGAAGCAGCTAGATCAGACAATTAAACAGCCGTGTCAGTATATTAGAGTGTCGTTTAGAACGGGTCTAATAGCACTGGTGTACTTCTAGTCGTATTATCTGGAGGGGTAAAGATTGGGGTGTACTGCTATAGTGTCCCTCTCTTCTGTAGTATATAGATCATTATAACATAATAGTTTATACACTGCAATAGTTAATTGTTATTATATGCACCCTATCGGGCGCATCCGAAGGATACAGCTAAGTGTTATATACGTCAACTGTACCCTTCAAATTATTTTATCGTGCTGCACCTGTCATGTCATAGGCAAAGTTACCAGACTGAATAGCCGCATTAATGGCTTCTTCATTGGCTTCGTATTCACGATCTGACATGTCATTAACCATGCTCTCTGAGAATTTAGCTTTGCTACGTGTTGCTGGTGAAGACGCTGATGTTCTACCTACAGCTTGTGCGGCTGTATTAGAAGTACCTGAACGCTTAGTATCAGCCTTATAAAGGTCAATAGTTCGTGCAGCCCACTTAGCGTCAGTATTGTTCTTATAAACGCTATCCTGAATTGCAGATGGCTGCAAAGCAACCCATTCATGGAACCGTGGGTCTTGCCGGATTTGTGCAAAATCTGGATGTGACTTCATAAGTTCCTGTTCAGCACTCTGTCGGTGTAAACTTTTTTCAAACTTCTCTACTTGGACAAGGCGCTTTTCACCTTCAGCTAATACTTCGTTTGCTCGTTTACGCGCAATAGTATCAACAATTTGAGCTACATCAGGATATTTCTTAGACCACTGATCAATCTCTTCGTCCGTTTTAGGGAACTTGATCTGTTTACGTGTAGCGGTTTCTAACTGAGCTTTTACCTCTGCTACTTCTTTATCCTTCTGATCACGAATATTTTGGATATGTCGTTGTATATCCTGATACCGTTTCTTATAGCTTTCTTCTTCTGCACCTAACTGTTCAACAGGGGCTTCTTGATTTTGCGAAACCTCTTGGCTGTATGTTAGATTATCCTCTGCTTCTGGAGCGCGGGTGTACTTCTGTTTCTTTTCCATGTTTTCCTCTCTGGGTCCGACTAATCGGGTATCCAAATCAATAAAGGAAGGCGATCTTTTGTTTCTTCACCATTCCCGGTAAACTGGATGTCTGTGGGAGTACCTTTTCAGTATCCTCAGTATCATCCATCTTATCGTCCACCTCTACGGCAGCGATCTCTACATCAACGTCCTCTTCAGGCTCATCGACTACTTCTTCTTCAACAGGTGCTTCTTCAGCGTGTTGAATTAAACCACTCATCTTCATGCCCATAAGACCCATCTCAGCCTCATCGTACATGGACATAATATGCTTAATGCCGTGCCACTTAACGACATGCGCTGGTAGAACAAACTCATCAGTGCTTATCTTGGCGTCAATATCATCACGTACATTCTCAGGTGTAGAACCTAGAGGAATAGGATTGCCGCTTACTTCGTCATATCCCATGATACCGTCCATACCACCGCAGCCGCATTCTTCTTCATTGCCACAACCACAAGACATGCCGCCGTGATACATCTGTACGGTCTCACGCTTATCACCTGACATAACTTCATCTTCTGGGGCGTCTTGAAGATTTTTCTGAATAGCTTCGCCACGCGCTCGTTCATAAGCACTGACTTCGTTATTACCGTCTAAGTCAGCTTTCTTATCATCTAACTGAAATTTCTTCTGAGCCATTTCTCTTCCTTCCTTTGTGGTTATGCCTCTTGTAGCAGTGGCTATACCACCCAATGCATACTCAAGCGTGTCAGTGTCTGGGTATGTAATTTTTACGTTATGACTTCCCGCAGTATCATATACGGGTTCTTGATTCCGGTAGCCTCTGTAGAATGTATGCTTACCAATCTTTACTGGATCAGGGCCATTAAAAGATGTACCCCGTTTGTTAGTTGTTTCTGTATTCTGAAAGAAGGTACGTCCATCTACTGCGTCTTCCCCTAACTGAACATAGTCGGCAAACTCAGCGTATTGTTTTTCTAACTCTTCTTGTGGGGCAGGTATCTTGAACACACCCCCATATTTACGCACAGGTTCAAATTCTTCGGCACTAAGTACTTCATCTACGGTATTAGGAAACCTGTCTGACGCAAGCCTATTAAGAATAACCCCACGGACAGCATTACGACCTTCTACACCTTCTCCCTTAGCCTCTGCATATACTACACGTTCTATCTTATGTGAGTCATGATATGGTATTTCCAAAGAGGGTCTTAGTTTAGGTCTAAGAGAAGACATTAAGCCTTTTGTGTCTGACATTACTCTGCGCCCTTTATTACTTCATCTCTCAGAGTTTCGATGCGTTTTAATTCCGCTATAGCACCCTGTATTTCTAAAATACGATGGTGATCTTTAGTAGTCTCTAAGAGGTGATGCATCTGCCAGATACGTGCTTTGGCATAATCCTTTAAAGAAGAATACTGATCTTTATCGTTTACTAAGGGTAGCAACCCTCTGTAGAATTGCTTATCCATTACTGCGCCTTTTCTTGTGGAACAGGCTTTGTGCCAAAATGACGAATATATGTCATGTCTTCAGCATATGCCTCTGCCCATCTATTCTCAGTAAAGGTAGCAAAATTAATCAAGTTATCTGTGTCTATAAATAATATTCCTACGTCTTCTTTTAGAGCTACTACTTCTTCTTTTAATACATCAATCGTATGTGCCTGTTTAGACACCCACCACACTGCGGCAGCTAATTGTACAGCCATCGCCAAAACTAGGGCTATAGGCAGTTTAACATTATCCATTACTTACTCTCTACATTTAATAGTCTAATTTCTAGTTCTGCCATTTTAAGCTCTAGCTCTCGTACACGTTTTATATTTTCTTGAACTTCAGACGGTGGCTCAAAATCATCAATCCAATCGTCATTCTCTTCAATTTCAACAAGCATCATTTCTTGTTCGTGTTCTATAAAAGCAAGCCGCTCCATAATTCCAAAGTATGCCCACACAGATATACCCGTAAAAGCTATTAAGCTTAGTAGGTTCTTTAGAGGTATTGTGAACTCAGAAGTCTCTGATAGCTTTGTCATTACTGTACTGGGCCTTGTGGGGGCTGTTGTGGTTGAGGTGCATTACCGCCGTTGGCTCCACCGCCACCACCTGTGAAACCCTGTGCGTCTGGCTCTGGGGCTTGTCCGGGGGCTATATTACCGCCACCATTGCCTGTTGGATCAGATACTGGGGGTGGTCCACCCTCTGGCGCAGCACCTTCAGGCGGGGCTGGTTGTTGGGGCATCATAGCCTGTATCTCAGCCATCATCTTCTGTTGGATTGCTGCCTCACGCGGATCATTAAGTATCTTGTCTTCGTCTAAGTCCATAGACGCAGCTAGCTCACGCAAGATGTAATCATACTTAACAAACGGAGCCATCTGTGGGTTGGCAGTCATTTGCATAAACTGTAGTAGTCGTTGACTACGTACCTCATTACGCATCAGACTTTCAGTACCCCGTGCCTTAACAGCAAGGTCTCCAATAAATTCTTTATCGAAGTTGAACTGCATGTTAAATGCAAATAGACTTTTGCCTAGTGGACCTAGTAAGTAGTCATCGATGTTACGAACCACTGCCTTGATGTTTTGTGCTGCCGCACCCATCAACATACTCATACCACTTGCAGTACGCCCTACCCCACCTACGGCTCCAGAACCGTGCGTATAGCTTGGGATACCTGTGGCCTCATCAGCAAGCTGTCGGCTCTTGTCGAACATCATTAGAAGCTCTTGAGATACGTTTGGAAACTTAGTGCCAAAGATAGCTTGCCCCGGAGCGCCAGCTTGTCTGCGGAACACTTTTCCGGGGTATACTGACATATCCTGTCCGGGTACTAAGTTAGTTTCATCGACCTCAATTAACAAGTTTCCAGAGAGCGCTGCGTTATCTACACTCATCCGCATAAAGCCATTCATAAGCAACTGAGTGTCAGTCATATTTTCAGCAACACCAATGCCAAAGAATGAATATGGGTTAAGCTCATAAGGAACAGCTAAGTAAGGGATACGGGTAGGAGTAAATGGGTTTAGTACAAGCCGGATGATTTGGTTGTTACATACCCAGATGTTTACTTGAACTTCGTCTTTGTCTTCTAGTTCTTTTGGTATTTCGATATCAGCTTCTTCTGCAAGCTCTGTATCTAGTACACCCCAATACTCTAGGACTTCGTAGCGATCCATACCATCACTGTTACCATCGTCTTCTAGGGTATCTTCCCAGTATTCACGCTGATAGTCTGCACCGCCCTCAATAGCTAGCTCAATGCTTTCATCTCTGAAGTGTGGACGTTTTTTAAGTGTACGTAATTGTGTACGGTTTAGTCTATGGCGCTGAATAGTGAACTCAGCCTCTGACATGTTACGTGCATCAGGGTCAGGATAGAAATCCCAGCAAGAAACGTATTCCATCTTAGGAATTGTCTCAAATAGGGGGTCATAGTTGCCTTCTTCGTCCCATCTGGGGTATTCTTTGTCTTGAGCGAATGGACCCTTCATTACTCCAGTTCCAAACAAAACAGTCTCAAAAGACACCGATCTTAGGTGTTTTGGAGCATCAGTTTCGTCCAACTGATCGTGCATAAGCTTTTCCATCTTCTGGGCAGCACGTTTAGCAGGTTCATAGGTGATAGAACCGGGTATTTTACCTGCACCTAGCTCTAATTCGTCTTCAATAGCGTTTAATTTGTCTTTATATATGCCCAAGTCCTTGGCAATGTCAGGACGCACAATAGATTGAGGTAATTTGTAGTCTACATTCACCTGTTCCTTTATTTTTTCCTCTGTTAGGGCTTGAGGATTGAAAGAAACGGCGTCTGCTACGTTATTTGGGAACTTACTGGCCTCAATACCCAGCGGAAACTTACTTCCGGCAAATAAAACGTCAACAATCTGGGCATACGCAGCCAAAACCTTGGTTTTAGTTACTTTAATGAATGCTTTTGACTTTTCAGTGTCGGTAAACTGTACTTCGCTGGAGTAAATACCCCGATAATTGCGGTAAGAGTCTAACCAACGGTCTTCGTCAGAAAATCTAGCGTCTTTTGCACGTTGATACTGCGAATTTACAAAGGAAACCGCACCAGAATACGATATATTTTCCTCTTCTACGTTGCCATCTTCATCAAGAGCAACAGTTTGGTCTGTTTCATTAATATCGTCTGGTGTAGGTTTGTCCATTAGTGCCATATTTAGTACCCAAATGTTGCGTCAGCGGGTTGCCAACTCTGTTGTGGTACGCCAGCGCCCATATCAAAGGGGCTAAACGCTTTTGGCCTACTCATGACAGCGTATCTAACACTGTCGTAGGCGTGGTCAGAGGCGTATCGTGGGTCAATATCGTCAGAACCACGGGGATCACTAGGAAGTACAGGTAAATCCGCTATAATTTGGCGGCATGTATTAAAGAATTGTATTCCCGGTAAGTCTGTAATCTCATCTACTTTTAAAACTTCGTGCAGTCGGTTCTTACCAGCTACCCTAGCACCGTTAGTACGGTCACTTGGACGCCATCTACAGCCCATTGCAATCATCTCTTCGGCTATAGAGGGACCAATCTGGCCCCGATTATGCCAACATGAGCTATCAAGTACCCCATATTGTATTCTTTCAGAGCCTTCAGCTTCCATAACAGCTTTAGCTAGGTCTCTGCCTGTGTGCTTAGAGAGATACAATTCCCTGTAGTTAATTAAAGTACCGTAGCTTGGGTCTATTGCGAACCAGTGTACAGCACTATAAGAAGAGTACCCGTAGTCACATGACCTAAATCGTACCCATTCTGAAGGAATATCGTAAGGTTCTATGACATGTATGTTACTTCTAAACTCAGAAAAGGCCGCACCA